TACTTATCTGGATATTTAGCAGAATAGAGAAAAAATACTAGGTCACCAGGAACAATGAATCTCGTATCAAATTCATGAATATTTTTGCTCTGTAGTGGTGCTAATTCATTCATTAAGGCATCGGTATACCAATTACCACTTCTGAATTTTTTACCTGCTTTTGCCAGTACTGCTTCTGCTACACCAAATGATTCAGCCATCCTTATCTTTCTTATCAGACTCTGTATAGTTAAAGCTGTAGTCTAATACTGCTCTATATAGGTTATCTCTTAAAACTTTTAAATGTTCTTGTTCTTCTGCTGGTCTTGCGGGTGAACCAGGCCATGTTCTAATGGTTTCTGATACACAATGGTATAAAAGACGAACATCTTCATATGGCACTTCTATTGTATAGAAAACCATGTCGTCTTCATTGTGGTCATTAGTCATTTTAGAGTAATCCCCAATTCTTTTTCCGTTAAAATCCTAAATTCATACTTTCGATCTGCACACCACTCTTTTGCTGCTTTCCATTTTGCTTGGTTAATAGCCCAAGTCTTGACACTGTAAACCCAAGATTTGGTCCTTCTTTTAGGATTTGGGTCTGGTTCTTTCAGGTCCTTTAATGGTTTGATTTCAACCACCATAACTCGGTTTTTTCCGTTTTTATCTTTGTATTTTACAAAGAAGTCTGGAAAGTAACGGTGTACTCTATTGTCGATTGGAGAACGGTACGGTATAAAGAACTCTTCAGATTGCCATTGATTCACACTTTCTGTAAGGTCACAATATCGCATAAATTTAAGTTCATAAGATGACCGATAAACGATATTGGTTGGGTCACCTTTGTATTTCTCTGGTTTTTGCGGTCGGAATTTTCCTTGCTTATAACCAGAGTCATCTTTATGTGGCATACATAGTATAGGACAATAATCTCCAAAATATTTATAAATGGCCGACAACCCTCAAGTCCGATTAGAAAATCTGCCACAAGCACAAAGAAATTCGAGAGGATTCCCCAGTATTGGACCACTGTATATGAATACAACCACTCCTAGGGGTGGAGAACCATATACAGATGCCAATCTTGCAGGGGCAAGAGATGTTTTTGGTGCATTATCGCAGTCATCACAATTTAAAATCTCATTACATTTATCAGCAAATGGTTCTGCTGGTGATGAAAACTTGAATGCTTGGTTACAGGCATCTGGATTAACAGTTGATCCAGTTCAGAATGAGTATTATAATTTTTACTGTGCAGAAGCAAGTTTACCTGGTTCTGCAATGCAAACAGTAGATATTAAAGGAAACTTTCAGGGCATGACTGAAAGACTTATAACAGAGAGGACGTTTCTTCCAGTTAGTTTTACATTTTATGTTGATAATGATTATAGATTAATAAGATTATTTGAAGAGTGGATGAACTATATAAATCCACTTCATGGAAGTGGTGGTGCAGGAACTGGTGGTGCATATTCTCCAACTACGATTGGTCATGGAAATGCTAAATTTAGTAATGATATTTCTAGACTAAGATATCCAGATTCATATAGAAGAATTATTTCTATCACAAAGTTTGAACGTGACTTCAGAGAACAACCACAGAGGTCTGGAGGGAAATTAGGAGATCAGTCATCAATAACATATCGTTTAATTGATGCATTCCCAACACAAATAAGTGGAGTTCCTTTATCTTATGAAGGAAGCACTATTTCCAAAGTTACTGTGCAGTTTGATTACACTCGTTACGTTTACGAGTTAAATCCAGATAAACGAACTTTCCCTGCTGGCACAAGACCATCACCAAAAGTAGAGAAACCACCAGTAAACTTACCAAGAAATGCATCTCCTGTAGAAGAATATGGTAATACCAATGGACCAGGGACTAGATTTGTACCAAGAGACAGTGCTACAGGAGCTCCTATTTAACTGCTAAATAAAATTACTGAGTTGAAATACTATGCCATTACCTAAGATTAGTACCCCTACTTATGAATTGGAATTACCCTCAAGTGGTAAAAAGGTCAAATACAGACCATTTCTGGTCAAGGAAGAAAAAGTTCTAATCATTGCACTAGAAAGTCAAGACACAAAACAAATTACTAACGCAATTAAGCAGGTATTGAAGGATTGTGTTTCAACAAGGGGAATTAAAATTGAAGAATTGCCAACTTTTGATATTGAATACCTCTTCTTAAATGTAAGAGGTAAGTCAGTAGGTGAAGCAATTGAATTGGTTGTAACTTGTTACGATGATGGTGAAGGAACACAAGTTCCTGTTACTGTTTATACCGATGAGGTTCAAGTTCAAAAGAATCCAGAGCATAATCAAGATATTAAACTTGATGATTCTCTTGTTCTTAGAATGAAGTATCCATCACTTGAACAGTTTGTTAAAAATAACTTTGATTTCTCAGAAGAGAGTGAAGATAATATCGAAAAGTCTTTTGATATTATTTCATCATGTATTGAAATGGTTTATAATAATGAAGATTCTTGGGCAGCAGCAGACTGCACTAAGAAAGAACTGAAAGATTTTGTTGAGCAACTAAGTTCTAAGCAATTCAAAGAAATTGAAAAGTTTTTTGAAACCATGCCAAAACTTTCTCATACAATTAATGTGAAAAATCCCAAAACTGGTGTTAATAATGAAGTGACGTTGGAGGGACTGACGAGTTTTTTCGGTTGATAATGTCTCATATGGATCTTGAGGCATATTTTAGAATTAATTTTGCAATGATGCAGTTCCACAAATATTCTTTGACTGAAATCGAAAATATGATTCCATGGGAAAGAGATATTTACGTTGGAATGTTACAGCAACACATAGAAGATGAGAACTTGAAGGAAAAGCAGAGACAAGCAGCAGCAAATGCCTAGTTACTTCCCAAATAAAAGAAACAGACCACTAGGAGGGGGGATAAATCCCCGTGCTGCTTCAAATCGTGGAGGAAGAAAATATAATTTCAGTGGGAGTATGGACCCTGCTGAGTACAGCATGATGATGCGAAAGAAAAAGGGTGATGCATTAGCAGACGCATATGGAATGGACCCAGAGCAGTTTGATGCACATATGCGAGATAAAATTTCTAAAGCAACAAATTTTGTTTCTGGTGGTCGTAAGATAGGTGAAGGAGTAGCTGCATCTGCCAAGAGCAACATTGTTGGTTTTAAACGTTCTGGTGTTCGTGGTTCCAGGAAAGGATTAGACGCACTAATTAAGACACTTTCTTCTAATATTACGAGCAACGTTGAAAATATACAAAACAATGTCACTAACTTTGGTAAAGGGAGAGGGGATAATGCAAGAACAATATCCCCATCTACAACAAAAAGAGATGTTACTAATGTAACTAGAGTTGTAAGACCTCAAGTATCAAATTTAAATAAGACTGTAAACAATGTAAGAAATCAGTCATTTAACACCATCAAGGCATTTAGAACTGCTGGAGAAGGAGATGGTAAAGAAGATACTGGACTGAAAGGAATAATTGGAAGACTAAAAGATGGTTTTGGGTTACTAAAACTTTTAACTAATAAAGCAACTCAAGAACAATTAAGTAAGTCAATAAAGAATCTTGAGCAATTTTTCACTGATGCGTATAGAGTTGCATATAGATTAAGAAGCAATCTATTAAAAATATTTAAAGCACTCTCAAAAATCAGAGATAGCAAAGGTGCTGCTGGTCGTGCTGCTGGTGGGTTAATTGGTGGATTTGGTGCTGGTCTTGGTGCTACTGGACTAGGAGCAATGTTTGCAGGAGGAAAGCAAAAACCGAGAAGAGCACAACCAAGAAGAAGAGGTAGAGGTAGAGCAGGTTTATTGTTAGGTCTAGGTGCAGGTGCTTTGGGAGCGGGAATGGCAACCAATGCACTAGCAGGTGAAAGTCCACAAATACAATCTGCGGAAACTGCTCCAGTAATACCTGAGGGATTTATAGATAGATTCCAAGGTATTATAGAAAAATTTGGTGGAATCATTGATGGTCTGTTAAATGCTAAACCAAAACCTGCACCTGGTGGAGGTAGTGGTGCATCACCATCACCAACAGCATCTGGATCCAAAGATTCTGTTGCTGGTTCCATGTCTTTAGGTGGTGGTGCAGAAACACCAGAAGAACAAGCATGGTTAAAAACTATTAGAGATGCAGAAGGAACTGCAGGAAAAGATGGATATGGAACAGTATTTGGTGGGGAAGTAGTACCAGAATTAGCAGAAGGCAAAATGACTGTTAATGAGGTCATTCAACTGCAAAAAACTGGTAAAATGCCAGAACGTCTTGGTGGTAGGCAAGTTAATTTTGGAGAGTATGATGGACGTGTAAGTGGTGCATCTGGTGCATATCAGTTCATGCCTAAAACATTAGAAGGTCTTCTTAGAAATACTGGAACTTCTGGTGATGCTGCATTTACACCAAAGATGCAAGACCAATTTGCTCTTGAGTTGCTTAGAGGTAGGGGTATAGACCCCACAAAGGCAGCAACTATCGAGGGTATGAATAAGGCACAGGTCGAATGGGCTGGTCTTGGAACACATCATGGTCAGACAAAAAGGACAACAGCAGAATCACTCAGAATGTATAATACATATCTGAACAACTCTGGTGTCCATACACCAGTTACACCACCACCTGCTATTGACCCTGCGGGAGATCAGTCCTCAGCAAGAACAATGCAATCAAGGTCTATTGCTAGAACTGCTGCATCACAGAGGCAAACAAATGGACCTTCAATAGTTCCTATCAGCATAGGTTCAGGGACACAAAGTCCTGCCCCAGCACAAAGTTCTCAACAAGTTGATACTTCACCTCCAGTAAAGGCACCATCAATACCTTCTTTACCTGCTGGTGATAGTGATAATTTCTTTGCTATGGCATCAAAACTAGCATATAACATTGTTGAATGATGGCAGTATTAGAATCTCCCATAAAATCCTCAGTCAATAATATTCGCAAAACTTCTGCGTTTAGACGTAGAACGTCTAACCAAAATAAATTGACGACAGACTTTAAATCTTTAGAAAGAACATTAACTGTTGGAAATTCTAAGTTAAAACGGATAAAGAGTCTTCCAAAAAATAAAAAGATAGACAAACTTACATTGATGATACTTAGTAGTCGTCGTAATGAAGATAAGAAAGGTACTGGTACTGCTTCTGCTGGTCTTGGATTTGCAGTTGGTCGTGGTGTTGGTGCAGTAGGTTCTGGCTTAATGGGTCTTGCTGGTGGTGCAGTAGATTTGGTTGGTGGATTATTTGATAGAGGTGCAAAGAAAGGAGCACAAAAAGGAGTGCAAAAGGGAGCACAAAAAGCAACATCTAAGGCAGCAACAAAAGCAGCAGGAAAAGGTATAGGAAAAGGATTACTTAAAAAACTTCCTCTTGTTGGTCTTGGATTAGGAGCAGCATTTGCATTAGAACGGGCAGCAGGTGGAGATATGGTTGGTGCATTAGGGGAACTTGCTTCTGGTGCAGCAGCAATGGTTCCTGGATGGGGCACAGCAGCATCCGTTGCTATTGATGCTGGGTTGATTGCAAGAGATATTGACAAATCAAATAAAAATGATAAAAAAGTTGAAGAAAAATTAGATGAGAAGAGGAAAAAACTTCTTGGACCAACATCTACAAGAGCAGTAAATGGTTTGCTTCCCGCATTAAACAAGTTTGAAAAATATGTAGAAAATTTTAAATCTTTCTCCGTTAGTGGTAGTTTTAATCAGGATATTGCACCAGGAACCGCAACTGATAGCATGGGTTCAAAAAATCCCAACATGCATACTGGTGATTATCCAGGTTTTGATACAATGGAAAGAGTTGCACCTTTTGTTACTGGTCATGTAAGTACATATCCTGGTGCTCAATTTGGTGCTTCTAGAGGTGGTGGTACTAGAACTCACCTAGGACAGGACATTGATAAACAAGACCCAGGAGATCCTGTTCTTTCCATAATGAAGGGAACGGTTACGGAAGTTGGTACTGGTTTTAGATTCCAAAACGGTCAGGGTACAAGCCAAACCATCGGAATTCAACATCCAGATGGAACAATGAGTAGATATGTTCATGTTCTTTCAGATGTTTCTGTTGGTGATGAAGTTCTAACAGGACAGAAAATTGGAACAGTATCACCAGCAGACGTTGCAAGTAGTAAAGATTTTCCTCACTTGCATTTTGAACTATATGCAAAAGGTGGTGGTGTAATCGACCCAAGACCATTCCTAAATTCTGCACCAAAGGGAACTCCAGCTGTTGCTCCAATTGCTCCTAATGGTGAAACTAAGATAAAACCAGAGAGGGATGGTGCTGATGATAGAGAGTCTGCACCAATGGATCCAACTGTTGATCCAGGCAACGATGGTTATGATATGACAAGAACCAGGGAAGGATTCTTGCGTAGTGAAGTTATGGATGATGATACAGGGTTTACCCGAGGTGATATGGAGGATATGAGGGTTGCCAAGGAAAGAAGGCAGGCAATGGTAAAGGCACTTGGAAGAGATGGTTTCGCACAAGCACTTGATAACCTAGGAGGAAATGCAACGGTTGAAAATTATTCAGCAATGATGAAAGCTGCTGGTATGGAAGACCAATTGAAAGATATTCTCCAGCAATATAGACCAGGGCAGTTAATTGATAGTGGTGCTGCAGCATCAACAAGGGGTCTAGTTGCTAATGACCCAATGGGAAGAAGATTTAGTGCAGAAGCACAAGCAATATTAGATTATGAAATTCCTAAGTTAGAGACATATCCAACATACAATCAGGAAGGTGGTAGTCCAACATTTATAATTATGGATTCTGGTGGTCAATCACAACCACAATCAAGACCATCACCACCTCAAACAAGGAATAGGGGTAAGTCAGAAACTGTCTTTGTGCCCATAGGTGGTGGTGGATTAAATAGAACTATGGATGAAATGTTACTAACTAAACTCTCTAGGTCATAATGGCAAATATAATCGAAGCACTTCAAACTAATTACATAAACATTACATTATCCGATGGATTTGTCTTTAGTTTAGCAGATAAAGTTTTATACATTGATTACTTTGAGGACATTATGTCACCTGGTGTAACTCTTAATATGTTCTTATCATCATCAGAGTCAATAGTACAAGGTTTAAAAATACGTGGAGGAGAAAGAATAGATATCAATTTAAATGTTGCTTCTGGCACATTTCAAAAAGATGAAGAATATTCATTCTATGTTTATAAAGTTAGTAATTTAAATTCTACAGATACTGCAGAAAATTTTAACATTCATTGTGTAACAAAGGAAAGTTTAAATAATGAGTTACTAAGAGTAGCAAAAAGATATGATGGGTCTTTGAAAACTACAGTTGAATCTATCTTGGATGATGTATTAGAAACAGATCGTTATGATTCAGAGAATATTGAACAAACTGCTAACAACTATTCTTTTATTGGAAATAATAGAAATCCACTGACTGTATTACAGTGGTTAGCACCTAAAGCTGTTCCAACAACTAGTGCTAGTGGTGCATCTGGTGATCAAAATGGAGAAGCAAAGGGAACTGCTGGGTACTTATTCTGGGAGAATAGTGATGGGTATAATTTTAAAAGTGTTTCTAGTTTAGTTTCAAAAACAAAACTGGGTGTAAATTCTGCAGACAATAAAAATATTCCATCATACAAGTATAGTGGTGTAATAAAAACAACGAATGTAGAAAATATTTTCCAAATATTAGAGTATGACGTTGAAAAAAATATTGATTTAAGGAAAGCTCTGCGATTGGGAACTTATTGTAACGTAACAGAATTTTTTGACTTGTATACTGGTTCTATGGATACATATACATATAAATTATCAGAACAATTACGAGAAAAGTTAGGAACTGAGGATAAAATTCAGGTAGATGATGCGTTCTCAGAAAATTTTAGTAGAATAATGGTCAGAATGTCCGATAGGGGTGTTCTAGATAATGATGGGGTCACTACTGATTCTGGGAGAGATATTGCTGATATGGCAAAATCCACATCACGTTACAATATCCTCTTCTCTCAGGCAATAAATATCACAGTACCATTGAATATAAATCTCAAGGCAGGTGACCTCATTAATGCGATTTTTCCAGCAATTGAGGCATCGGAAATAAAAAGACCAGATGCTAATCAAAGTGGTAGATACCTTGTTCAACAAGTCAGACACCATTTCCAGAAAAATCAAAATTTATCTTATCTGCGATTAGTTCGTGATAGTTATGGACTATATGGTAAAAACTAAGGAGACAAAAAATGGAAAGTATCGAAAAGCATATTGAAAAGGATAAAGAAATCCTTCAAGACCCAACGACAAATCCACAAATGCGTCGTCACGTAGAAGAAGAACTACGTGAATTAGAAATTTATGCTGAAAATCATAAAAAAGAGATTGCAGCAGGGGATCACCATGACCCAACAGCACTGGAACTATTCTGTGAAGTAGAGCCAGATGCAGATGAATGTAGAATTTACGAAGACTAATACTAATGCTTGAAGGATCTTTATTACAATCTCATTATCTGGGAAGAGATGGTTTCATATGGTGGATTGGAAAAATTGCTCCAGCAAAAGTCTGGCGTAATGAAAAATCCAGACTAGATGCTGGTACATATGAACCTGGAGAGGGTGAAGATTCTACTGGTGGTTCTTGGGCATATAGATGCAAAGTAAGAATTATCGGTTATCATACTTTTGTACAAGATGAACTACCAGACGAGGATTTGCCATGGGCACATGTCATGGCATCCAACGAAGCTGGAAGTTTCCAAGGTGGTTCTGGACAAACACATAAACTAAGTGGAGGGGAAACTGCTTTTGGTTTCTTCTTGGATGGTGATGATGCTCAACAACCAGTTGTTGTTGGTGTATTACATAGAAATGCTTCAGTTGAAAATGTTCCCGATGAAGATGCTAAGGATAGATTTAGACCTACTACTGGACATAAAGGAAATTTGAGTCAATCACCGACTCAAATTAGAAAGAGAAACAAGGGACAGCAACAACCAGCAACAACTTCAACTACACCTGCTACTGGTGTTGCTCAAAAACCACCAGTACTTCCAAAGAATAAAAACGCAAAACGTAAAGAATCTCCCCCTGGTGCAGACCAAGCAGTAAGAGAAGACCTAGCATCACAACAATTTGCTGCGGAAGCAGCAGTAAAAATTGTTAGGGAAAATGGTTGCAGTGACAACCTTATTGGAAAAATATCACAAGAACTTAATAACTTCATTCAATTTATCTCAAGAATTGAGGATTTTATTGGTACTTACATTGACCCCGTTCTGAATACCTTTGTTGATATTGTTCAGGAAATTAAAGGGTTTGCTAGCAGAATTGTTGGTATCATTAAATTCATCATTAACAATATGAGAGGTGCGATTATTCAGTTAGTCACCTCATTGTTTAGAGATTTTATTGCTAAAATTCTCCCAATGCCACAGCATCCACCAGTGGCAGAAGCAACAAAAAATATTATTAACATAATATTCTGTCTCTTTGAAAAACTTATACCACTTCTAATAGATTACATTGTCAATCTTCTTACAAACATGATTGGTAAGGCAATCAATGCCCCAATGTGTGCAGTAGAAGAATGGACTGCGGGTATTCTTTCTAAATTGATGGACTTTATTGAGGACCTTTTGGGTCCAGTAATGTCTGGTCTTGATTGGTTACTAGGTGGAATTGGTCAAATCTCCGCAGTATTGGGTCAGGTATCATCACTCGCACAACAAATTTTAAACTTTATTGGTTGTGACCAATTGAAATGTGAGGCATCAACTACTTGGGATTCAAAATCAAAAGCAGCAAAAGCACAAAGAGATAGTTGGAATAGAACTCTTGGCAACATGAATGTTCTTAAAGGTGTTAATGATGACCTTGACGAAGCAATGGGTGCTATCTCATTGTATGGAAATACTGGTACATCACCATTCCGTGATTGTGCAAGAAGAACTGCTAATCCAACAAAACAGTCTGACCAATCACCAATGCCTCCTGGCATGATTGCACCAAATTGCATACCACCAGAAATTGAAGTTTTTGGTGATGGTGTTCTAGGACAAGTCCTTCCAATTGTTGGTAAAGATGGTGGAATTTTAACTGTAAAGGTTATTAATCCAGGTAAGGGTTATTCAAAACCACCATCAATTAATATTATTGATAATACCAATCATGGTAATGGTGCCAGATTACAAGCATCTATTGAAGATGGTAGAATAAGCAACGTTTATGTATTAAACCCAGGTTCTGGGTATTGTCCAGGAAATTATTCATCCATAGTATCTGATCCATCTTATGTTGTTTTTGCTGATAAGTATTCTGTATTTGAAGGTGATAGTGTAACATTTACTATTCAAACTGAAAATGTTCCTGATGGAAATAAAGTAGAATGGTATTTTAGTGGAGATGTTTCAATAGATGACTTTGATTCTCCAACTGAACTGAGTGGTGAATTGGAAATCAAAAATGGTGAAGCAACTCTTATAGCAAAAATTAGACAAGACAGTGTTACTGAACCTGTAGAAACACTATTTTTCGACTTATATGATAGTGGTGGAGATTATGTTGCAAGGACTAGGGTCTTCCTCAATAATAGACTTTCACCAGTTTTAACACCAGAACCAGACGAACCAGTAGAGTCTCCACCAGGAACACCAGTTCCAAAAACTCCAGACGGTGGTACTTCTCCTGGAATTGGAACTGGTGGTGGTATTATTCCTGGAATTGGAACTGGTGGCACTGGTGGAACTGGAACTGGAGGTGGTGACCCTGGAATTGGAACTAATTTTGTTGGTATTATTACTAATATTATTGTTGATAGACCAGGATTTGGATATTCCACTGGTGATAGTGTTGAATTTGGTGGTTGTGTTTATAACCTTAAGGTCACTGAAACTGGTTCTATTGTTGGGGTTGAGTCTGCATCTTCATGTAAAAATGCTTACGAAGAAAATCCTGGAGAAGGTGTTATTACCACAACTAATGGTCAAGCAGGAAGATTATTCGCAGTCTTAGAATTCACTCCTCTTACTAACAAAGTCACAGTTGTCGATGAGTTTGGTGTTATCTCAGTTGTTGATTGTGTCTAATAAATATCTAAAAATCCTTTTATAAAATGACAGAACAACCAAAAGAGTGGTTTAGACAAGGATTCGGTTACAGAGAGCAATCTGGTGTCTACATTGAAGGTAGAGAAGTTGGATACTCTCTAATAACTGATGAAGGTGTTGGGTATACTTATTACAAAGATGGTGGAAAGGAGGATGTTGTTCTAGAAACTTCATTAGAAGTTTGTGGTAGGAGAGTAAAAGATAAAGAACCAGCAAAAGTAATCTATGCAAGAAATGGTGATATTCATTTTGAAGCACCAAATGGTCAGATAACATTAAAGGCAAAGAACATAAGATTAGTTTCTCAAGATGGTGATGGTGAAGTTACCATTCAAGCAGGTAAAACCATCGAAATTGATGGTCCAACAGCTAGAGTCAAAGGAACCAATGTTGACATTACAGGAAAAAATTCTGTAAATATGATTGGAAATTATGTAGAATCTGCTGCTGGTGTGCAGCAATCAAGTGCATCACTTGTTGATATTTTTCAAGGTTCTTTTATAGGTCAACTTCTAAATTCTCTCGGAAATCTTAAAAAATTCCTTCAACTTTTCTAAACTATGCCTGCACTAGCCTCTATTTCAACAATTGGTGATAAACTAATTGTCGGACAAGTTGATACTTCATTTTTGACTGCTACTGGTAGAGTTACACCAGGAACAGCAGTTCTAAATGGACCTGTTTATATTGGTGCATCTCCTCAAATTGGTGTTGCTAGAGCAGCATGTATGATTGGTCCTCCTCTTCCTGGACTGTCAGTTCCTGCTTCACTTGAAGTTACAGGAGTTGCAAATGTCATTGGTGTTTTCAATGTCATAGCTGTTAGTACATTTACTGGTCTCACAACAAAACTTGGAACAACAATTAAGAATGCTCTAAGTCTTAAGAATGGTGTTGACCTGAAAAATGCTGTCAATATTGGTAATGGTGTTTCTATTGATAACGCAAAAGCAGTTGTAAATGGTGCAGAGACTGTTGCTGGTGTACTTTCTGCACCAGTTGCTAATATTCCATTGGTTAATGGATATTGTACTGGAAATAAATCAATTGGTAGTTTTGATATTCCCCATTGGAGAAAAGAAAATACTAGAATTCGTCATATAGTTGCTGAGGGACCAGAACCAGGGATATATGTCCGTGGACGTTTAACAGGAAACAATACAATTGAATTGCCAGAATATTGGGATGGTCTTGTTGACCCAGAATCAATCACCGTAACTCTTACACCTATTGGTTCTTCTCAAGATTTATTTGTTGATTCAATCCCTTGGGGAAGAAAGGTTATAATTAAATCTGGAAATGCATCTAATATTGATTGCTTTTATGAAGTTTGGGTAGCACGTTGGTTAGATCCAAGAGACCATAGCAAGAAACTCCATGTAACTTATGAAGGAAAAACACCAGATGATTACCCAGGTGATGCCAAAGATTTCTTGGTTGGTGGATGGGACTATGACAGAAGAGAGTCTCAATGGTGACCTATAAATAATTTGAACATATTATCTTAATCTATATTCATGTCCACGACACAAGATATTGTTAATGAGCTGAAAGAAGAACTTGAGTCTAAAATCAAGCAACGTGAAGGTTGCTTGGACCAACTAAAGTTGGTTGACGTGACTTTGGACAAAATGGATAAAATAATTAAAAGAATTGATAGAGATGCACAAAGTCATATTGATGCATTAAATCCATATCTTACTGCAGTTGCGGATGCATATAAAGCAAGAGTTGATGCTGGTTGTAGAAGTAATCTTGAATGGGTAGTTGTAAGTGAGGAGACTAGACGTTCAAAAGCATTCGTCAGTGATAGAGAGATAACAGTATGGGAGTGTAAAGAAATTGAAAGCCTTGCGAGGCAAGAAAATTATCATGGAATGAAGTACTACTCCAAACCATCAGATATAGATTATGGTTCATCTATAATTGGTGAGTTTTTTGGTTTGGTTTCTGCTGGTTCTACAGTCTTAGGAATTCATACCAGCTCTTTTGAAGCAGCTAATGCTGATGTTCTTGATTATGTCAATGGTATCGAAATTGGTCATGCCATTATTGATGATATTGAAAATCCAGAATTTTTCGATGCACAAGATATTCCAGTTGTTACTGGATTTGGGTTTACAGACTTTGTTGGTATTGTAACAACTCTTACTGGTGGTATTGATGCAGGCAGCAATGTTTTTAGACATTTTGGTGCTGGAATTACTACTGACGTGGTAAATTTGTTTAATGCAGGAGAAAGAATTGGTTTAAATGAACCGTTTGTGTCTGGAAATACAAATCCAGCAGATGTTTTTGCAGTTGGTTTTGCTACTGTTGTTGGATTTGGAACTTCGACTCAAACAATAGAATTTCAGGATCAATTTGGTATTCCACGACAGGATGAATTTGATATTCAAACTTTAATATTGTCGGAAAACGCAACGCAAGCTGTTGCGGAGCAAGAATTTACTGTTGGTATTCTAACTTCTATCGGATGTTATTTCCTCGATACTGCGGCAAAGAAGACATCAGGAATCACTTCATTCTTTGCTATTAGGCAAGATGAAGACTTAGATGCTTCATTTGATTCTACGGCAAATCCACATAGCCCAGTAAAAATTGGAATTATAAAAGGTGGTAAGATGGGTGTAGGACATAGTGTATTCTATGTTAAAAATGGTGACCCATTTAAACAGGAAAAATGGAGACCAGAGACTGCACATGATGAGATTAAAATTAAAAAAGGAAAAGATATTCCTGCAGTTAAAGAACCAAAAGTTGGTGCAGGAAATGCTCCATATAACGAAGGAAACTTCCAATGGCCAGTAAAGATTGAAACAGAAGAGGATGGAGGAAGTGGTCGTGGATGGAATTATGTTGACACTACATATGCTACGAAGGGGCAGCAGGTAATTATCAGCAGTGAAGATGTTGGAGCAGGAAGTAGTTCTGGTTCATCTGTTGGAGTTGGGTATCTGGCAACAAGTGCTCAAAATCCATCATCGTCAACTTGTTCTGCTCTCGATGATGCTATTTCGCAAGCAGAAGCAGCAAGAGATAATGCCGTTGCTATTCATGAACCACTTGCTCGGGGAATTATGGCATTATCAGCAACATTAAGAGAAAATAGAGCAGGGAAGCAGATGCTTGCTTGGTCACTTCTTCAAGCATCTAGGTCTTTACGTGATGATATTGAAAAATTGACAAAACAAGTTGCGAGTTTACAAAATACTGATTTATCTAAGTATGACGAGTGATGTTCTTCGTGGTGACCTATATAGTATAAGAAAAAGTACACCGAACTTAGAGTCTAATGGCGGACAGA